AGAAGGCGCTGCCGTTCGCGGCGATGGCGCTGCCGTTCATTCCCGGCGTCGGTCCGGCGCTCGGTTCCGTCGCTTCCAAGGTCATGGGCGGTATCGGGGGGCTTTTCGGGGGGGGTGGCTCCCCTTCCGATGCTGGCGCGTCGGCGCCCGCGGGAGGGTCGTTTCCGACGACGGAGGTCACGCCTCCTTTTGATTGGGCCAAGCTCGCGTCTGCGGCCATGCCGATCGCGTCCGGGGCGTTGTCGGCCTACGGCCAGCGGTCAGCCAATGTCGCTTCTGCAGAGCAGGCGGCTAATCAGATGGCGTTCCAAGAGCGCATGTCGTCAACTTCTAATCAACGCGCGGTTGCGGACTTCAAAGCGGCTGGCCTGAATCCAATGCTCGCCTACTCTCAGGGCGGCGCCTCTACTCCCGGCGGTGCTTCGTCTGTCCAGGCTAACGAGATGGGTGGCGCTGTCTCTTCGGCCATGCAAGGCGCGATGACCATGAGCCAGCTTGAGAATATGCAGGAGACGAATCGGTCTATCCGCGCTCAGACGAATCGCACCAATGCTGAGACTGAGAATCTCGCGCTGACCGGCGTGGAAATCGCCGAGCGCATTCCCACACACTCGGCTCATGCGGCGAGCCTGCGTCAACAGGCGGCTGAGTCCGCCCAGCGCACCCTGACGGAGAAGTATTCGACCCAGCTAGAAGGGTTGCGCATCCCTCAGGCCCGTAATCAGGCGGACGCGCAGTCCTCGTGGTGGATGCAGAACGTCGCGCCGTACATGAACTCCGGTTCCTCGGTCACCGACATGGCCGAGTCCGCGGGTCGCACCATCAAATCCATCATCAGGAGAGGTAAATGACCGTTCGCAAGCCGATGACCTATGACCGCGACGCCGACTCTGACCGTTTCGGTATTTCGTTCGACGGTCCGTCCATGACTCAGCAGCAGTTCAAGACGGAGTGCGATATCAACACCATCGTTCGCCGTTTCCACCTCGACGGGCGGATGCCTACGTCCGTTCGTGTTCCGACCTACGGTGACTTCACCGGAATTTCCGACTATCAGTCGGCTCTTGAGGCGCTCCGCCAGGCGGACGCCGACTTCATGGCTTTGCCTGCCTCGCTGCGTTCGGAGTTCGATAACGACCCGCAGCAGCTTCTGCAGTTCGTTTCCGACGAGTCCAATCGTCCTCAAGCGATCAAGCTTGGTCTTATCCCTGACCCGGAGGCTCAGGTTCTTTCCCCTCCAATCCCCTCAGAGGCTCCAAAAGCCTCTTAAATCGTTTTTTCCCCTTTCCCCTACCCGGAGTACCCCTCCGGGTTTTTTTTCGCTCCTAGAGCGTTTTAATGCCCTTTGCGGGCATTTCTGGCGCTGCTCTTTCCTGCGCGTGCGTTTAACGCGTGCGTTTTTCCTGCAAGCGCCTTTTCTTTTGCCTTTTTCCTTTCAATCTTTCCCTCAAAACTAGTTCCTTTGCTGTGGGTAACTCCACGGCTTTCAGTCCACAGGCCTTGTGCCTGTGGGCTGGTGGAGTTATCCATGGCTTCCTTTAGTCTTATTCTTTTAATCTTTTACGTATAGTTAGACGTTGCAGTGCAACATCGTAGTTATCCACAGGTTATCCACAGGTTATCCACAGGTTATCCACAGACTTATCCACAGGGGGTAAACCCTTATTTCGCCCGGTTTGGGCGTTCTAGGCATATCTAATATCTTGATGCTAATATGCCTACTGACACCAATCTTTGGCTGTCAGTTTTCTAAGGAGCGTCCATGCGTTATTCCGTCAACAAGCGCAAGTCGGCTCGTTCTTTCGGTCGCGGCATTCAGCGGACCAAGAAGATCAACATCGCGCCCCCGGCTCAGCGCGGCGGCTACCGGCTCTAGTGGCGTGTTTCTCGCCTCTTTCGGCGTTTCGCCGGGTCGATGGCTCGGTGATGTTTGTCGAGCGTCAGGGGGCGGATACCGATATCACTATCCCCTGCGGCTATTGCATCGGCTGCCGTATTGCGCGGACCCGCGAATGGGCGCTCCGCTGTACTCACGAAGCGATGCAGCATGACTCCTGCCGCTTCGTCACTCTTACCTATGATCCTGCGAAGCTTCCGGCGGGCGGTTCACTCCGGCCGGACGACCTCACTCGGTTCTTCAAGCGCGTTCGCAAGCGCCTGGGCAAGTTCCGCTACTTCGCGTGCGGCGAGTACGGCGACGAGCTCTCCCGGCCGCACTATCACGTCAATTTCTTCGGTCTGGTGATTCCCGATGAGGCGCTGCTCTACTCCACTCGTGAATCCGACCACCCTGCGTTTTCCTCGCCAATCCTCGAACAGCTTTGGGGCTTCGGGCACGTTCACATCGGCCTGTTCTCGACCGATACGGCCCGTTACACGGCCTCTTACATTTTCAAGAAGGTTGCTGGTCGTCTGGCTCGTCAACACTACTGTCGCGTTGATGGTGACGGGGTTGTCCATCATCTTCATCCTGAGTTTGTCCGGATGTCTCGTTCTCCCGGTATCGGCGCAGGCTGGCTCCGTGAGTTCACCGGCGACCTCAGTGGTCCCGGCGGAGTCGTGTCCGAAGGTCGCACCCATCCCGTCCCGCGGTTCTACAAGCGCAAGCTCGTCGAGTTCGACAAGCAGTTGCACGACGAATTAGCTGAAAGGGTCGAGACTGAATCCTTGCCTCGCCGATGGGATCAAACACCGGCTCGCTTATCGGTCCGCAGGGAAGTCGCGGAAGCTGGCCAACGTCAGAAGGTTCGCAAATATGAAGCACGTGGTGATGTGTCTGTTTGACCGGGCGGCAGGCTTTTACGGCTCGCCGTTCGCATCGGTGTCGCGGGCGCAAGCCGTTCGTTCCTTTGGTGATGCCGTGAATGGCAGCCAGGACGCGGCGGTTTCCAATCATCCGGAAGATTTCGAGTTGTGGGAGCTCGCCGTTTTCGATGACGCGGAAGGCACGTTCGTTAACAATCCCGAGCGCGTGTGCCTCGGGTCTGATCTCAAGAGGGTTTAACCATGTTCCGGAATCAGTCAGCCAAAGCGCACCATTTTTCGATGACTCCGCGGCCGGAAGTTCCGCGCTCTGCGTTCAATATCCAGAAGTCGCACAAGACTACCTTTGACTCTGGCTGGCTGGTTCCGATCTACGTTGATGAGGTGTTGCCCGGCGACTCGTTCTCCGTTTCCATGACGGCGTTCTGCAGGCTGTCCACGCCGCTCTTTCCGATCATGGACAACCTTCACATGGACACGTTTTTTTTCTTCGTGCCGAATCGTCTTGTGTGGGACAACTGGCAGAAGTTCATGGGCGAGCGGTTGTCGCCAAATGATTCGATCTCGTACACCATCCCGCAGGTTGTTTCCCCCGCTGGCGGCTGGAACGTCGGTTCTTTGGCCGATCATTTCGGCCTTCCTAGTGTCGGCCAGGTGGGTCCGGCGGCGACGATTTCGACGTCTGTCCTCCCGCTCCGTGCCTACAACCTGATCTGGAATGAATGGTTTCGCGACGAAAATCTGCAAGTGCCCGCTCCGCTGGCGGTCAACGATGGTCCGGACGCGGAAAGCGCCTACATGTTGCGCAAGCGCGGCAAGCGTCACGACTATTTCACGAGCTGTCTGCCTTGGCCCCAGAAGGGGGATTCCGTCGCTCTGCCGTTGGGCGGCACGGCTCCCATCGTCGGTGAACCGACTGGCTCGAATGTCCCGTATTTCACGGACGCGGACGGCACCCCGAATGCGGCGCTGACGACGATCAGCGGCCTGGATCTGCAGTTGTCCACGAATCTGCAAGCGGGCGTTCTGCATTGGGGTAATCAGACGGGGCTTGTTGCCGATCTGTCTGCGGCGACGGCGGCGACCATCAATTCCATGCGCCAGGCGTTTCAGGTGCAGAAGCTTCTCGAGCGCGATGCGCGCGGCGGTACGCGCTATACGGAAATCATCCGCTCTCACTTCGGCGTCGTGTCTCCGGATGCGCGCCTTCAACGGCCCGAGTATCTTGGTGGGGGCTCGTCCCCGATCATCGTGAACCCCGTGGCCCAAACGTCCGCAACGGGAGCGCCTACCGATGGCACACCTCTCGGGACGCTTGGTGCCACGGCTACTGCTCTAGCTAATCGTCACGGGTTTAATCACTCGTTCACGGAACACGGCTACGTCATTGGCCTCATCAACGTTCGCGCCGATCTGACCTATCAGCAGGGCATCCGCAAGCTGTGGTCGCGCAAGACGCGCTATGACTTCTACTTCCCGGCCTTCGCCATGTTGGGTGAGCAGGCTGTGCTGTCGAAGGAGATTTTCGCGGACGGCTCCACCGACGACGAGCAGGTGTTCGGCTATCAAGAGCGCTGGTCGGAATACCGCTATCAGCCGAGTACGATCACTTCGCTGTTCCGCTCGACCGCGACCGGCACGCTCGACGCGTGGCATCTGGCCCAGAAGTTCACGAATCGTCCGCTGTTGGTCGATGCGTTCATCACCGAGGCTCCACCGCTCCCGCGTACCTTGGCGGTCGGCGCTGAGGCGCTCGGCCAGGAGCTCATCTGTGATGCGTTCTTCAATATTCGCGCTGTTCGTCCGCTGCCGATGTATTCCGTGCCTGGTCTGATCGATCACTTCTAGCCATGGGCTTCAAGAAGATTTTCAAGAAGGTCGGCAGCTTCGCTAAGAAGGCGCTGCCGTTCGCGGCGATGGCGCTGCCGTTCATTCCCGGCGTCGGTCCGGCGCTCGGTTCCGTCGCTTCCAAGGTCATGGGCGGTATCGGGGGGCTTTTCGGGGGGGGTGGCTC